CTCGTACAATATCATAGAGCTTATCCGGAGCTTGTACATCAGTGCTACTTGCAGGAGCCGTGCGATCGGTTCTTAGCGTCCCCAATGTGTGGGAGTTCAAGAAGTTCGAGCTATTGGATAATTGTTGCTCTACGCGCTTTAATCGTTCTTCAATTATCGAAGTGCCTGTAATTGGAATTTGGTTTATATATTTTGACAACTTTACCTCGGCGTTGAAGGTTTAATTTCTTCAAATAATTTACCCATCAGATAATTGCCATTCACTACATTACTTGTGAAAATATATTGTCTTTCTCTTCCTATCATCATCGGATCGATCTTAACAGTAGTAGGTGTCAAATTGAAAGTTTGAGTATGGACATAAGGGCTCTGTGCGAACTCCTTTACATTTATTTGTACCGTCATATTTTGTGAGATAATTATATCTGGAAACAAACTATATATTATATAAGTATTATCACCTTCTTGGATCTGAGTATAATTAGTTTGAGCGTAAGAATTCATTGGTGCAAATTGATTGTCCCACGGATCAGTGTAGAAATTGAAATTATCGTTATAATCGTTCAGCCCTTTGTTATGCTCAAATAGACGTCCATCTTGCATCACTGTAATTAAGGTGGCAATTCCTCCGCCTCCTGCAACAGTACTTGTACTATAAACGCCAGTCACGGGAACATTAACTTCGATGTATCCCCCGAATATGTACCGTATTGTAGTTGTCCCATTAATCTCCCCAGAAGTGAAGCCATCTACGCCTGTTGAGCCTGAAATTGTGACGGATTGACCCACTGCAAGATTATCACCGGTATAGTTAATCGCTAAGATTTGAGTGCCTACCGATATTGATGCCCCTCCCCCTGTGCCGGAACTCGTTGCATTTGCTCCTGCCACGAAAGTTATGGATGCCACACCTAATCCTGCGCTTCCAAATTCACCGAGGCCAAATAAACCCGCGCCGAATCCTTCTTCTGTAGTAACTGATTGGATAGTTCTTGCTCCGTTAATGTTAGCTGCCAATATTCCGTTTGTTGTGGTTGCTCCGCTTATGAAAATGGAATCACCGGCTTGCAAATAAACATTCCCGAAATCTATCACCATCTGTACAATATTCGATGTGTTCACTGTAGTTAAAGGATTAGCTCCTATTGTGAAGAAATAGGTGGCTATCCCGTTAGGAGCTGCAATTATATCAGTGCCACCGCTTTGAATTAATAAAGGGAATTCATTGATATTAACCGGCTCTTCTGAAGCAGTCCTTGCATTAGTACCTATCGTCCAGTGTCCTTCTTTGTAATTATAATCTACGTAATTATTTGGCTCAACATCAGTTCCTGCGCAATAATAAAACCGGACTGTTGACCATTCAGTATCCACATGCACAAAGCACTTAGCGTATTCACTCCAATTAAGGTTGTCAAATACGTAACGTTTGACGGTATTATTGGGTAAAACACTTACAGTATATCCATCAAACCCATAGAAGTCTCCCTGACCCATCCAGAATACAGCATCCTCAACGATGCCTCGAGCTTTTGGAGCAATAATGCCATCTGTTGAAAAAAGCTTTCTAGGTAGCCATATATTGGGTAGCCCCACAAACTCCATAGTCCACACGGAAGAACTAGTGAACAGCATATCAAAGTTACGGGATTTGGCCTGAGATAAGAATGCATTAGCTTGCTGGAAAATCTGAATATTAGACAAATTGGATGCACCAGGTGTCCATTGTGAATAATTTCCTGCATCAGAAGCATAGAATTGATTTAGTAACCCCTGTGATCCTAGCGTACAAACACAGTTATTGGATACATAAAGCCATCTTGTAGCGGCTGGCGCTCCTGCAATCAATATAGGAGCCACTGTCACGTTATTAGTCCATTCATAAACGTTAGGTGTCGATGAATTATTACTCGGTGTGTCCCCTGGCGTCATTACTACATTACTGCCAAATGTGTCCATCGACCAAATGCGGGGATAAGTAGTTGTATCTGCCGTCGAATCCAAAGCCGCTCCAAATATGCCGTAACCGAATTGGTTCGCTCCAAATCCGACGCCATCGCTTTCAATTGAACTACCGGCAGGAATCTGAACTTGGATTGTGGTAGAGCTCCCGCCTCCCATTTTTACACTACTGGTAGCAACTACGCCTGTTGAAATTACGAATGTGTTTGTATCTACGACGTTACTAATAGTGTATTCTTTGTTTATTATAGTAGCTGATATCCCATCTACAGATGAAGCTAGCAAGAACTTTACACGGTCATATTCAGGCAATCCATTATCAGGATAATAAACATACAAATACGATGATGCCCATGTCATTGTGACAGGAACAGAACCGCTAGATGTGGCGACTGTCGCGACGTCAAATTCTATCTGACTGTTATTTATTGCTTCAACTACAAACTGACTATTAAAATCCGCAGCCGGAATACCATTGACAGCACTGCCAACGCCGCTAATCGCGATTAAATCGCCATCTTCAAAATACTGCGGCATGTCCAAGGTAACAGTTTGGCTGCCAGCCACTGTAGTCACGTTTACCACTACGCTCGCGTTGTATTCGGTAGAAAATGCGTTAGGTATAACAGTGGTAGTTGTGGACAGTGGGGTTATATTGTAAAAATAATCCTCCCCTTGTAGCGGAGCATAAGCATAGAGCCGTGTTGAAGTTCCAATTAATGTTATTGGATTGTTATTCTGATCCCGATAAGAGAATATATTTCGGGCTGTGCCAGTGATATGCTGCCCATTAGTAGGCCAAATTCTCTCCCAGCCTAAAAGTTTCCTTAGTTTTCCACCTTGGAAGCGAGCTTTATCCGCATTAGTCCAAAAAATGGTATCTAATGGCGTTGAATCGCTAGATGGATTAACACCAGGCGCGATCTCTAAAGGGATTCTCTTTCCGAGCAACATTCATTCTAACCTATGAATTCAGTTACGATCACTATACCACTGCCGCCATTACCACCTACGCCACCGGAGCCCAGAGATCCAACGCCAGCACCGGAGCTCCCACCACCACCGGTATTAGCCAGAGCATTTCTACCGGGAATTTGAGAATTGTTAGTCAAATTAGTAACTCCACCTGCGCCACCGGTTCCAGCGATCCCAGATCCACCATTCCCGCTAGCATTTCCGTTTGTACTATTATTCCCTACACTAGAATATCCTCCTGGCAAGTTTAATATGTTTCCCCCACTCCCAATGCCTGGTGTAGTTGAATCAGGATTAGGTAGTCCTAAAGCCACAGAATAAACTCCTCCGGATCCTCCTGTAGCGCTGAGCAAAGATCCAAATGAACTCGATCCTCCAGCAGCTCCGTTGGTATTCATTGAGGCACCACCTGAACCGCCTGTGCCGATTGTAATTGTTTGACTTGCTCCGATGGTTGTCGCGGATAATGCGGATTTAGAATAACCGCCACCGCCCCCGCTCGCACCGTATGCACTATTAGCGTTGGTAAACCCAGCCCCGCCGCCGCCAGCTTGCACTTCAACTACAGCGTAACTTAGATTGGCCGAAGGAGTATAAGTGCCGCTAGAACTAAAAACCTGCACGTTAATACTGGAAGCAGTTGCAGGTGCAGTGAATGTATGATTCACAGTATTAATTGTGCCGATTAATACCCAGGAAGCACCATCATAAATTTGTACAGGCCATGAGCTTGATACTGTATTGTTGATCCAGAATTGACCGGAAGTGGGTGTCACAGTCGTCCCCAAAACAGGTGCGCTATTCCCTATGTAACTTCCAGTGATTTGCGTCAAATATGTGTCTAAATTGGATGAATTAGTATTTAGCATACCACCCCACACATTAGCATCGGTATTGCTTAATACAGCTGGCTCTATAAATGAAAAATTCGTCGTTGTTGTAGCCATGTAAATCTCCTCTAAAGGCTTAAATATGGGGTAGTATCTCTTTGTGAATTTCTAAGTCTTAATTGTGATAAAGCATATTGTGCCTGACTGCGATCGCTTTGAGACAGTTCAGGGCTTTGCAATGAATCTCTATAAAATATGCTTCTCGCCGTGTATCTCGTTACATCTTGTGTAAAATCGCCTAACCAAATAGAAGTCAAATTGTATTGATCATCCGTCCATGGTTCTTGAACGTAAGGATTATTTGGATCTGGAATAGTGACATAATCCGTTGGATAATAACCATCTCTATTGTAATAACTAAGAGACAGGTAAAATGCTGATGGTGGAGTAGGCCACAAGAAAATATTATTACCAAATAATGCCCATTTAGCTGGTACACCGCCCGTGAATTGTTGGAATCTATATGTTTGCCATTCCCAATAAGTAACTTCACTAAATCCTGAAGCTGGAGAATAAATCAATTCATAATTCTGATTTAGCAAATTCAAAGTCAATACTGTGAGAAAATCTTCAGGTAAAGGAACCATGAATTGGTCTTGAGCAATGGACAATTGAGTGTATTTTTGATTTAAAAATATTTGTTCAATTTCTAATTCTTTGACAGCAGAAACTAACGCGTTTTGCACTTCTATAACAAAGACGGGATTCCCCAGCCTGTTAGTCTCCATCAATATTTGATCACGCATTTGACCGTAAGTTGCTGCCATCAAAGAACCTCTAGTTTACGGGTTACCGACGCAATAATACGTCAAGTACATCCATACAGTACCAGTGGTCGCTGCAGTTGCAGGCGCAGTTGTGACAGTTAGAACTAAATCTAAAAAGCCACCTGCTTCATTGGTAACTGAATTTTCATCAGTGAAATACTCATAACCCACACCATTGACTTGCACGCCAGCAGTGAAAGTGGGAGCCACATTACTGAAAGTTGTAACAATAGCACCTGATACATTACTACCCATGCTACCACTAGTAATAAATCTACCGGCAGCATTTGTATCACCCGCACTGTCACCTAATTCATACTTACCTAATGGAGTAGCATTACTATCCAATTGAGAAGTACGAACCATAGCATCAACAGCAATGATACCTGAAGGAGTAATTGCATCTTGGAAGGTGATAGTATCACCGGATGCAAGACCGGTACCTGTTAGTTCAAAATAAGCACCCAATACATATGTGCGCCCTGGAGACCAAGGTGTTTGCACTTGTAGTGGAGTAGCGACGTAATTTACCATAATCTATCCTCCTTAATATGATGCTGTTTGCGCGACATAACCAGGAACGACAATAACGCCGTGATCAGTGCCATTAAAGATAACCTTTTTGGTTCCCCATAATGCATTGATAGCAACGCGTCTTGTGTTTCCGATGTCTATCACATCTTCACGGATCATAAATCCAGGTACGATTTCTTTGCCGTCATCATAACCACGTCCTAAAGCGAATGCTGCAGCATCTCTACCACAGAATACAGCTCTACGAACGTTAGGAAGGATAACACCAGTTCCGTCATTGGCACTTAAGCCGTT